ATGAAAACAAACTATTTTTTAGCCAATCCGGGTAAGGATAAAAGCTCGGTATTTGCCGTTATCAATCACAAGGGCAAGCCCTATAAAATAACGACAGGCGTATCAGTTGAGGTACGATATTGGAACAAGCGGAGGGTTCGCGAAACAGCCGAATACCCCGAATCGGAGATCATCAATATACAGTTGTCGACTTTCGAGATACAGATGATGGAACTCTTTAACCGCTGCCTTATAGAGCGCCGCCACCCCACACCCGCCGAGATAAAAGCCGCCAAAAGTGGCGACACTAACCCTACTAAAACCGAAAGTTTCACCGATTTTTTTTACAAGTATTTCACCAATGCCAATTATCATTGGGAAACGTATAATAAGTACAACATGGCTTATAAATACATGTTGAAATACCAGGATGCTTTTAATACGCGCCTCACGTTCGACGCGGTCGACGTTTATTTCTACGACAATTTTAAACGCTGGATCCTGCGCCGCAAATACCGTCCGGCAAAAGGAGAACCCGAAAAATACTATTCGCTCAATTACATCGGGTCGCTGGTAAAATGTATAAAAAAAGTATTGCGCGAATCGGGGCCCGAAAGCCGCAACCGTTTGCACGAAAATTTCAGCTACCGTAACCGTGAATTTAAAACCGACGCCGAACAATCGGACACCGTTTACCTGTCGATGGCCGAGCTGTTAAGTATACACGCATTTACCGCCACGCCCGACAATATAAAAGCACTGAGCGCCGATACGCGCCTCGAAAACCTACAGCGCAAAGCCGACGCCATGAACACCGCTAAAAACAAGTTCCTGATAGGCGCATTTACCGCCTTGAGAGTATCCGACTTCAACCGGCTGAAAGAAGTAAACATACAGTCGGGAATGATACGCATACGGCCCCGCAAAGGGCGCGGAAAAAACGAAGATATAGTGATACCAATACACCCGGTAGTACGGCAGATCATAGAAAGCGGCTTTGCCATCGACACGCCCATATCGGAGCAAAAGATAAACAAACACATTAAAGAAGTATGCCAGTTGGTAGGCATTACCGCCGAGGTAAGCACTGCACGCACCGAAGGCGGCCATCTGGTAGAGCGCACCCACCCTAAATACAAGCTGGTAAGCACCCACACTGCCCGGCGCAGCGGCGCCACCAATATGTACAAAGCAGGAATACCAGCCATATCGATAATGAAAATAACAGGGCACCGCACCGAACGATCGTTTATGCGATACATACGCATCAGCCAGGAAGAAAACGCGCAATTGCTGGCCGCGCATCCGTTTTTTAGTTGAGGCGATATATTAAAGTCCAGTTCAATACCATGAACAAACAATTTTGTTTTCGTACATACGAAATCCCGGAGAGCCGGGATTTTTTCGTTTTAGCGATATATTAATAGAAACAAATGGACTTAAGAGAAGAATTATACAATCACATGATTGAATGCATGCCCGATCGTATAAAATTAAATGACGAACAAAAAATGTACATTTTGGAGTACATGGAAAGATATACTAATGCAAAAACGAAACACAATGAGAGCAAACACATGCCGCCAGTGCCGCCACTGGAAAAACGAACAGGAACAATTTAATTTTAGCAAAGATGTGGGATTTTGTACCGCAGCAATCGGATCAAAACAAATCGCATTTAAAAACCAATTCACCGAACACAGTATAATAAACATGTTTGAGCCGGGATACACAATGCTGGTTACCCGTGGCGGATTTGGGTGTAAATTGTTCGAACGAAAAGAGTGCAAATTTGAATTATCAAAAGATTTTATTCAGAAAGTGAAGTCCAGCGTTCATCGTAAACGGACGTAACCAAATCATAGAATTTATTTTTCAGATGATTTATTCTGCAGTAATTCAATTTGTTTTTTCAGACGTTCAATTTCTTTATCTTTTGAATTATTTTTTAAACCAAAATAGACAACAGCAATGACAGATGAAGCCATAATAATTATAGTAATTATTTTAAACGTAGTATCTTTAATTTTAACCATATACGACTGGGTTTTTTTTAAAAGAATACCACGATATAAACAAGAATACGACGACGAATTGTAAAACAATTTTCCGTCGGGGGTAATCTCAACAGCTTTATTCCTGGTGTTTTTTGTTATTTGTTCGCGTTCGTTAATATAACCATCGCGGGAAATTTCAGAACAAAGAGACCAAACAGTATCAAAATCGACGTTTAATTCTTCAGAAATACGAGACACATAAGTTCGTTTTTCAGAAATATTCTGAAGAATTAAGTCTTTTAGTTTTGCCTTGTATTTTTCTTCCATATATATTAATAAAAACGATCATGCAAAAAACAAAATTATCCGACTGCGTAGCGCTTTATAAAACCACCACAAAAAGCATTTTAAAGCGAATAGAAAACAAACAACTTAAACCCGACGAAATTGAAATGGCAGTTTCGGGAATTCGTGTAATCTTAGAAATGTCGTGCAATTGTTTGAACGACGAAAATACATTATGTCATAGCACAATTGCACCTAAAAACAAGTTGGTAGCGTTTAAAAGCAACCAACACAAACACGCTATAATAAGCCAGTTTGATATTGAATTATCAAAAGATTTTATTCAAAAAGCGTATTCCAGCGTTCATGGTAAACGGACGTAAACAACTTATTTCCAAATTTGCCACCATTTTGAATCCTTAAATTCGCGGGGCTCGTTAGCTATTTTTTTCAATAAACGTATTATCTCGTCGTTTTGCTCTACTATCTTATTTTGTTTCAAATACCAGGTAAATAATTCACGAAACAAAATAAAAAGAAGGATAGCAACAATAATAATTGAAGTTTCAGGCATAGCAATTAATCATTAGAAAGTTTTACAATACAATCATTTTTATTGAGTTGAACTATTTTACCAATTTTAAGATTGTTTTTTAAAATATGCTTTTGAAATTCGGGAGGAACGCGACACATTTCACCGCTTCCACCTGTACAGTTAGGTGCATAAATTATTATTTGTTTTTTGTCAGAAGTAATCCAGAAATTCACATAACCGTATTTTTTACATTGATCGTAACAAAACGAATCGGGTATAGGCACAACAAAACCAATATCCAATTTTTTCTTTTTAATAATTAAATACAATCCAACAGCAAACCCAATTAACAATAACAAATAGATCATGATGAATTTTTTTTGTTTAAATTTATAAAATTGGGGTTTTTGTATTCGACTACGAGCCTGTTTGTTTGTTTAGTTGTAGTTGATTTTCGAGAGTAGAAATATACCTTTTACTCAATTCAACCTGGTCCATCAGCGACCGGATTAATAAATCTTTTGGGTCTACGCTTTCAATTTTTTTAGCCTGGTATTTAACTTCAGGCTCCGAAACTATGCTTACGCCTTGCTTTTTATAAAATTCAGCAATAACAAAACTCATTTTAATATTTAGGGCATTGCAAAAACGTTCAAACATATTCAATGAAAAATCTGTCCTTCCTGTCAAATAATTTGAGACTACTTGCCTTGATGTATTTAATTTTTGAGACAATAAATTCTGAGTTATTCCATTGTCATCAATGTGTTTTTTAAATAAATCACACACAAAAATTTGTAAAACATGTTCCATGACATAAAATAAGATGCAAAAAACTATTGACTAGTAATAATATTTTTGCATACATTTGTATTATTCATTTACTAACTCACAAAGCAAATGTACGAAAATACAAACACAGAAGTCAAGCAAATCGGTAAAAAACCGATAAAGAGCACGCTACGGGGGATGAATGTAGGCGATAAAGAGGTATTTGTCTACGCCCAGCGCGAAAGTGTAAAGCAGTCGATCCACTCGCTGAAATATTCCGAAGGGATGAAATTCGCCACCCACTGCGGCCCCGATTTTTTCGAAGTAACCAAAACAGCATAACCATGGGCCACCGATTTTTTGCATACGTGTTTTTATTGCTGGGTTTTCTCGCCTTATGCGGAGGCCTTGCAGGGGCACACCACCAATACTGGTTAGCAGCCGGGAGCGGCATTATATCGCTGATAATATTTAACGACCTAAAACAAAGCAGGCATGAGCGGAAACGGACACGCGCGAATAGTTTACGAGGTAGATAAACGCGAGCTAACAGAAGCAATTACCGAAACACTCACCGAGTTGGTAAACACAACCGCATACGAGCGTTTCCGCGACCGCCTGGTATCGGTCGATGTTGTTGCGCAGATTCACGATGTAAATCGGCAAACGGTAATTAAGTACGCCAATGCGCAGTTGATACCGGCCACCCGCGAAGGCAAGTTATACAAGTTCGTACTTGCCGACGCCCTTCAGTTCGATTTCAGAAAATTACGCACCAAAAAATTATAACAACATGCAAATAGAAGAATTAATTGACAAACTGATTGAAATTCAGAAAAACAACAAAGAAATACAAGTTGCGATAGTTGATATTGTCGAAAATTACAAACACGCCGACGATGAAGGAAGCAAGGAAGGAATTTTTAAAAACATTGATGTTGAATTAATAAACGTAGATGAGGAAACAGGAGAAATCGACGAAGGATTTTTCCCATGGGTAGCGATAACATTCGACAAAAAAGCACAATTGCACCGGGGGTAAATAGAGAAAAAGCAAGCGGGTAGGCTGTTGGTAGCCAGTAGAGGATCATAGTCTCGGCGCCGCGGGGGTTCGATTCCCCCACCCGCAACAAATCTAATTTTTTAATTCGGGGCCCGAACTTCCGGCCACCATACCGGCGGGTCCCGATGGATTTAAACCAAAACACTACAACAATGAAACACATCATTTTAATCATCGCCATAAGTTGCGCAACGCTGGCCGCAAGCGCCAAAAACAAGCCGGGCGAAGGTCGCAAAGCCACCAAACAAACAGTATGCACCTGGGCGCCAACCAAAAGGCAAATGGAATCGCACAAGCTAACGAAACGGCTTTCGCGCCGCGACTACGCCGCCATGCGCAAAGGACAAACCCCGCATAAATTCAGGTTAAACTACAAAAAAAGATAGTCATGTACGATTTTACATTACAGCAAGCTGTTGCAACAGTAATAATCGGGCTGATTTTCGCCGTTATATTTTCAACCATCTATATCATTTGGTATCACGCAAAACAAGCCGACGCCGTTGAGGAAAACAAAATACTGAAGAAAAAAATATCAGGGAAAGTCGAAATAATACAGATTATTTCAGGCAAAAACAAAAGGCTTTCGACAGATAATTACCGGATGAAAGATGAAATAATTGGCCTTCAGGAAACCGTAAATCAACAGCAATCAATAATAAACGGATTGCGCGATCAACCCGCAACAGTTAACCCGTAACCCGAAACCCATGTTAGCTTCCGACGAAATACGCGAATACATAGCCTTCAGGCACGCCAACTGGCACGACTACGCCAGGCAGATGGCCCGCGTATATAAGTTCGAAGGATGGGAAGATGATTTACTCGACGAGGCAATAATAGCAATACTCGAAAAACCCGAAGAAAAAATACATTCCATGCTGCAACGGCGCACAGCCAAAATAGTAAACGGGCGGCCAACTACCGAGCTCGATAAGTTCATCCTGCTAATTATGAACCGAAACGCCACCAGCCCGGCGGCGCCATTCCGAAAAAACACATTGGGCGAGAAAATAACAAGCCGCCGCAACAAAACAATAAAAGCCGCCAAACATGTACCGCTAAACGGCTACGACCGCGCCGCCGACGAGTTCGACACCAGCGCCGCCGAAAAGCTCGACCGCATGCACTCGCGCAACATAAAGCTGTTACGTGCCAACGGCTTCACACCCGACGCAATAGCGTTGTATCGCCGCATTGTTGAACAGTCGGGCCGCCCGGCTACCGAGTTCGAAGAAACAGCAATAAACAACATCACCAAATTTTTAATAACACAATGAAACAACAAATTGAAACACGAAAAAACGAAGTACGATTCGCCACCACGCTGGTAGAAGAAATGTACGGAAAGTATCTGGCCGAAGATTTAAAGAGAAGCTGGAAAGATAAATTTATTGATGAGGATACAAAAGAGATAACAGCCATCGACCGATTCGAAATGATAGCGCCGCGCGGTAGCCTGATCGATCAGAACTTAATAGCTAAAATACGTTTTCATATCGAAACTGAAGACATTAGCGAGATATGGGTATCGAACCAATGCCGGGCGGCAAAGATCATGAACATGACGGGCCTTCACCCGTGGAGCATCACCGCCAAAGTAGGTAAAAAGAAACACAAAATATTGTTATATGCAAACTCGGTAGATATGGCCACGGAGGTAGCCAAAGACTACATTGAACTGAATTTCAGGGAATCGTTTTTTATTGAAAACGTACGCAATTTCGACAACTGCATCATTATAAACGAACCCACGCCCGACGATGCCAGCGAATCAGAAAATGCAATTGATAAAAAGTTCTACAAAATAGAAGTAAACGTACAGCGCGATTCAGGATCTTACACACAGTTGTTTGTTGTTTTTGCATCGACGGTAAACGACGCTATGAATTCGATAAACGGCTGGCTGGCGGCAACGTTTCAGCGCCGGGCCTCCGACATGAATGAGCCACACAGCTTCGATTTCACCACCACCATCGAAACGGCTGTCGTGCTTCAATATTCGTGTTCAATTGAAAGGGAGTTTTCACTAGCATACATAAACAGCGATGATAATGATTAAGCAGGTACGCATACGCTCAAGCCGCAATCCTATACTTTTCGAAAACAAAGCGGAAGTTGAACAACTACGACGCAAAATAAAAGAGTTAACCGGCTGCAAAACAGTTGAATTTACTTACCAGGAAAAACTAAAAAAGGAGGAAAAAAGATGAGCAAAAGGAAAACACGTGTATTGTACGGATCGTGTTTAAAATTGGCAATATTAACACGAATAAAGGCTTGCATTATAGCCTTTATTATGCCCAGTTTTTCAATAGGTTACATAAAAGTTACTACCGAAAATGGAAGCATAATCAGAATTAATTCACGTTCAATATTGAGATATACTCCATACGAAAATATGTTTTTAGAAAACACTAAAACAAGGCTTTGGTATCTGGATGGTCACTTTGAAAATATAAGGGAAAAATCAAGCGATATTGATTTACAGATTGCTTCATTAAATGCGGACAAAATATAAATATACCTAAACCTAAACAGTCAAAAACAATTGATTTTACAACAATTAAAACACATAATCATGAAAAAGAAATCGATTATTCCAGTAAAGCAGGCCACAGCGCTGGCATTCGAAGCCATGCCCGACCGTTTTTCGCTGAATAACCTGTTAGCCAGTGCCCGCGCACTGATGGGCCGCCCTTCGTGTACCGATGGTACCATAACCCGCCGACTGCGCGAGCTGCGCAACGAAATACCGATTAAATACAATTACCGTGTAATTGATAACGATCGGTCGATTTATCAAAAAATTAAAAAAGCCGCATGAAAAATAACCTGCAACTATTTTTCACGGCCTTTCTGCAAGTATTTTTAGTTTCCGCAAACACATATTTCATAAGTAAATTGTTTTGGTGGGGCATAGCTGGTGCCGGGTTCGGCATCAGCTACCTATGGACCAGCAACGTACGCAAAGTACACGCCGCTACACTACGCGAGCGCGTTATTTACGCTACCGGCGCCATGCTGGGCGGATTAGCCGGGGTTTTTGTAAGCACAATAATAAAAGGAAAATGAAAGCATCAGCATACGCCATACCCGGATTACCGGAAAAGTTGCTCAATAAAGAGTTTATAAACGCGGCGGCCTGCGAGCAAACGCAGATACCAATAAGCATGCTTCGCGACAAAACGCGGGTACACGAGATAGTACTAGCCCGCCAGTTAGCCATGCACTACCGCCGAACCCGGGTAAAAGAGGGCCCGTGTGCAATATCGCGCGACTACAATGTCGATCATGCAACAGTTACCCACGCGGTAAAAACGATAAACAATTTACTTGAAGTTGATAAACGCTTTGCCGAAACCTACGCCGAGTTCGAAAACAGAATAAAAGTGAGGCAGTAAAAATAAACACATGAGTAAAAGAGCTAAATATATTGATTTTTTAAAACAGAAAATTGAAGTCGCTCCGGAAACCGGATTAACAATTGACATTCCATTTATCAAATTTGAGGATGGAACAGTTTTAAAACCTCACCAAAGAGATGCAATAAATTGGGCAATAAAAGGCGGTCGCAGGGCTTTGTTTGAAAGTTTCGGACTTGGTAAAACAATTCAGCAACTTTTGATTTGTTGGTCTATCCTGAAAGTTGAAGATGGAAAGTCATTGATTGTTTGTCCCTTAGGAGTTAAACAGGAATTTGTAAAGGATGCCCGGAACAAACTTGGAATTGAAATTAAGTATATCAAAACTCAGCAAGAAGCTGAAGCCGCACCGGATGGTAGTATCTTGATTACCAACTACGAACGTGTTCGGGATGGAAATATAAACCCTAAATATTTCACCGTTACCAGTCTTGACGAAGCCTCAGTTCTCAGGTCATACGGTTCTAAAACTTATCAGACTTTCCTTGACAAATTCAAGGGCATAAAGTATAAGTTTGTATGTACGGCCACCCCTTCACCGAACAAATACAAAGAGCTGATTCATTATGCAGGTTATTTGGAAGTGATGGATACCGGACAAGCATTAACGCGGTTTTTCAAACGTGATTCAACTCAGGCCAATAACCTGACCATCTACCCACACAAAGAAAAAGAATTCTGGTTCTGGATGTCAACATGGGCTTTGTTCATCACCAAACCTTCAGATTTAGGTTACGATGATACTGGCTATGATTTACCGGAAATGAAAGTGATTTATCATCATGTAAAAGTCGATCACTCGGAAGCCGGAGCCGATGATAAAAAGCAGTTCAAAATGTTCCGTGAATCGGCACTTGGACTAAAAGATGCTGCAAGGGAAAAACGAGATTCTTTAGATGATAGAATTCTGAAAATGAAAGAAATCATTGACGGGGATCCTGATTCACATTTCATCATTTGGCACGACCTGGAAGCCGAACGTCACGCGATCATGGGTGTACTTCCAAAGAAAGAATTTAATTCAGCACAGGCTTTCGGTTCTCAGGATTTGGACGAAAGAGAACAAACCATCATTGACTTTTCAGAAGGTAGAATCAAGTATCTGGCCACGAAGCCAAGCATATCAGGGCAGGGTTGTAACTTTCAATACCATTGCCATAAAGCGATCTTCCTTGGTATCGGGTATGAGTTCAACGACTTTATTCAGGCCGTTCACCGTGTTCACCGCTTTCAACAGGATCAGCCCGTTGAAATTCACATCATTTACGCTGAATCGGAAGGTGAGATTTTAAAGGCTTTGGAAAGAAAATGGAAGCAACACAATTATTTGGTTGCGCAAATGACGGCAATAATAAAAGAAACAGGATTATCGTCAACAAACGTAGAACAAAAGTTACTTCGAAGTTTAGGAATTGAAAGAAACGAGGTAAAAGGGAGATATTATACTTCAGTATTAAACGACACGGTACTCGAACACCAGCAGATGGCTGACAATTCGATAGGATTGATACACACTTCGATACCATTCAGTAACCATTACGAGTATTCGCCGTCGTACAACGATTTCGGTCACAACCAAAATAACGCTAAGTTTTTCGAACAGATGGATTTTTTAACTCCGGAACTGCTTCGGGTACTTATGCCGGGACGTTTAGCCGTTATTCATGTAAAAGACAGGATCCTCTTTGGCAATGCAACAGGTACAGGAATGCCAACCGTAGACCCGTTCAGCGACATGACAGTTTTTCATTTCATCAAACACGGATTTCAGTACATGGGCCGCATAACCATTGAAACCGATGTAGTACGAGAAAACAACCAGACCTACCGTTTAGGCTGGACAGAACAATGCAAAGACGGCTCGAAAATGGGCGTTGGCTGTCCTGAATATCTGCTTTTATTCAGAAAACTACCAAGCGACACATCGAAAGCATACGCCGATGAACCCGTTACAAAAACAAAAGACGAATACACCCGCGGACGCTGGCAGATAGACGCCCGCGCAAAATGGAACAGTTCGGGTAATCGATTTTTAAGCCCGGACGAACTTCGCCAGATGCCGATTGATAAAGTAAACCGGAATTTCAGTATTTGGGCGCAAAGCAACGTTTACGATTTTGGTTTACATGTTGAGGTCGCTCAAACACTCGAACAAATGGACAAGTTACCGGCTACATTCGAAACCCTTAAGATACCGGCCCGCACTCAATACGTTTGGAGCGATGTAAACCGAATGATAACACTAAACACCAAACAAACACAAAAGAAACTGCAAAACCACATTTGCCCACTTCAGTTCGATATTGTTGATCGTGTTATAGAGCGTTACTCGAACAAAGGCGAATTAGTCGACGATCCGTTTAACGGAATTGGAACAGTTACATATCGAGCTGTTAAATTAGGCCGATATGGTTACGGCACCGAACTAAATCACGAGTATTGGAAAGACGGCCTTTCGTACATGCGTGCGATAGAATCAGAATTTAGTGTACCGACATTATTTGAATTAATATAACCCTTGTACGACGGTATAAAAATAGAATGTTCGGTGCGCGATGTGCGCACCTGGGAAACTTCGCTAAAGCTGATAGGTAAACACCTTGAGCAAACCGGCGAAGTTTTGCCGCTTGCCTCAGAGTGCGACCTCAAGGCATGCACATTCTCAAAAGTACCGCACAAGTCGGGCGAAAAATACATATTACAAGGAAGCCTTCACCGTTATGCCCGTGGTGGAGGCGAAAACGACAACGATTTTACTTACGCCGAGGTAGTCGATACCATACGCACCCTCGAAAAAAATTACACAATAAACCCCGAAAAATCAAAAGTTATCAACTTCGAGTTTGGTGTTAACGTAACATTGCCGCCAGGCGTTGAGGCGCAACAATTTCAAAAGTACCTCGTCTCGGCATACACAAAAGCATTCGAAAAACTAAACCAGAAAAAATCGGCAGTAGGCTATATAGCCGAGTTTAACGAATGGTCCATAAAGGTATACGACAAAGGCTATTTAGCAAAAAACGGGTCCGCAAACATGCTTCGCATTGAAATAAAAGTAACCCGTTCCCGCTGGCTCGATCAGTACGGATTTAAGAAGGGCCGCGAATTAGTTATCAACGACCTGTTGAATTTAGACAATATTCGCATTTTAGGCGATATATTACTTGAAAAAATACGTTCATTGATACTCACACCGCGTGAGATAAACGAAAAGAAGCTAACGGAAAAGCAACGACGAACTTTCAGAGAGTGCCGCGACGCACGCTCGTGGGAAGAATGGGACAGTAAAACACGCGAACGCAAACGCGCGCAACTGGCCCGCATCTTCGAGGTAGTTAACCAGCCAAATCCGGTAGACGTACTGGCCGAGCTGGTAGCCGACAAATGGCGCCAACTATCGGAAACGCTACCAGAAACACCACAAGCGCCGCCAATTAAAAAAGCCACAATCTCCACTATTATTGTAGACGGAATTCGTGGCATAATCAGCTTGCTGATTTGGCACGAATCAAAAGAAAAGAAGTTTGTCAGCTTTATATTAGTGATCAGTTTCAAAGGAGAGCCACTACCACGGCCACCATGTAAACCAACTTTAACAGGCTTTACAAGGTGGATCGACTTACAAGGTAGGTCGCCACCTTACAACCAGAACAAAAGTGTATCATACATCTGGCTGAACTGATCACTCGGCCAGATGTTTTAACCCTTCATCATGAAAAGAAAGTATGAACCACGTTGGGCGAAAATATACAGGGAACAGGTATTGAAGCCAGCACAGCGCGAAAGGTTAACCGAAAAGATAGGTCGTTCGAAAGCTTCACAGTTAGGTTGGTACAACACACCGCAGTGGAAAGACTTACGCAATGCACACATCAAAGCAAATCCGTTTTGTGTTGAATGCGAGAAACGCGGCAGAATAGTACAGGCCGAAGTTGTTGACCATATAAAACCAGTTGACGACTATCCAGAGTTATTTCTCGATTCGTCGAACCTGCAAAGCCTTTGCAACTTCGATCACAGGTTAAAAACGTTGCGCGATAAAAAAGAGAAAGCCGCCGCCGAGCGAATCAACAAAGGCAAAAAGTTAATGAACGACTTAGAAAGTGATTCAAGGGTAGGGGGGTAAGCCAAAAAGAATGCACCTATTGGAAACCACAAGACAGGAATTAAACTTTTTTTTTCTCTACTGAAATTCATGAGGGGGGTAAAAACAAAAACGATACAACAGGGGGGTAAAATTACTAACAATATGATAGTTAGCATAATACAGCCAAAAAACGTGGGTAAAACGCATAAAACTAAAATCAATGTCATTAAATAAAAAACAAGTAGATTCATTTATATCACGAGCCGGTTTTTCACAGGAAAAAGGACGTGAAACAATGGACGCGCTACGATCTCGTTTTAATAAAATTAAACGCGAACTTCAGGATGCAAACAGATTTGAAAATCTGGACGAAACGCTTATTGAAACTTTAGTAATGGCAATTGAAATACGCGACCGGGCATTCATGACAATAGCCCAGGAAGGAGTTCTAATGTATGTCGATCGTCGCAAAAAAGTAAAGCAAAAAAACCATGCAATTTCTACGCTCTATCAGATGCACCGTATAATAGCCGACATTACAAAACAGTTAGGTATGTCTCCACTTGCTCGTGTTGAATTAAAAATTCAGCTCGAAGAAAAAGACGGTATGAACGACTAATGTCATGGCATGAATTACAACATCAGCCCAATTGGTATTCAGGCGCAAAAAGCGAAAGCACAAAAGAATACACTGCCAGGATAAACTATGAAAAGTTGATTTGTAAATCAGTAAAATCTTTTAAACAAATAGTTGATTGCAAAATAGATGAAGGTATTCAATATCGAATAGTAACGAACAATAGTTTTAATGCTTTAACTGTTTTAAAAGCTATCTCTGAAATAGAAAAAGTTAACAAACTATATATTTCATCTTTTAGGATAAATGCAAAAGCAATAATTTTTTTGAAAGAAATAATCATAAATCAAAAAATAGAATCAAATATCTTGACATCATCGTTTTTAGGAGAAACAAAAAAACATGAAGCTGCTATTGATTTATTAAGAAAGTTAAAAGAAGAAACAAATCTAGTAAAAATAGGTTTTGCATGGCTGCATACAAAAGTATTTTTAATAAAAACAGAATCCGGCAAACACATTGTATTTGAAGGTTCTGGCAATATGTCAAATAATGCAAAAATAGAGCAATATATTTATGAAAACAACCAGCAAGTATTTGAGTTTCATGCAAATTGGATAACGGAAACAATAAACAATTCAAAATGAAATATACCGAAGAACAAATAACGCAAATTCACAATTTCGGCGCATTCAATTACCCGCCAGAAAAAATGGCAAATATAATTGATATGACAATAGAAGAAATACAAACTGAAATACAAAATAAAGATTCAGACTTCTATAAATATTTCAATGCCGGGAAAGACAAGGCCGACTATGTAATCGACTGCAAACTATTTGAATTAGCGCAAACAGGAGATTTAAAAGCACTTGAACAATTCGAAGATCGTAAAAACGACCGATGAAACCGAAACCGAAACCGAAACACGACAAGCAAGCAAAAATAAATGAGTTCATCAACAGGCAACTGGCAAAAGCAGAACAGTACAAAATTGACGTAGAAACCGAAAAACAAATTGTCTGTAAATGGATCCAATTGGCCGTTAAGCGCAGCCGCGCCGACGAGCAACGCGCCAACATATTTTTCAAAGTTGAGGCAGCACGCCGGGCGCTAGAATTATTTTATTTCGTCAACATATCAAGCGGAACCAAATACATGCGATTTGATCTTTCACCATTTCAAGCGTGGATAGTAACCGAGCTATTTGGCTGGTATTACACCGAAAAGCCAGACAAACGCCGCTACCGTTATGCCTTGTTGTACACGGCCCGAAAAACAGGAAAAACAGTGTTTATGGTAGTGCTCGAAATAATCGTATTTATATACGACTACCAGGAAGCGCCGGAAGCCTACCTGTGCGCCACCACGCGCGAGCAAGCCGGGCAAGCGCTGAAATACACAAAGGCAATTATCAAGCATTCGCCATCACTTTTATCACGCTTAAAAATTCAGCAATTTCAAATTAAGTACGACAAGCGCGACGGCCTCATGAAAGTACTTGCAAACAAACCAGATAAAAACGACAGTTTAAACCCGTCGGTTTTTATCATGGACGAAATGCACGCACACCAAACCCTCGATTTTTTTAACGTAATGAAATCAGGAACCCTCTTCCGTTCCAATCCACTGGGGATAATTACATCAACCGCCGGATTTAACAAAGACTATCCGTTCTACAACATGCTGGAGGTAGCCAAGCGTGTATTAGAGGGAACTGTCGACGACGACATCACATTTTATGCTCTTTACATGCTCGATGAGGACGACGAAATTGAAGAATTCGAAAAGTGGATAAAGCCAAACCCAAACATCGGGGTCACTGTCGATCTCGACGACCTTATACTCGAATATAAAAAAGCGCTGTTAACCATCTCCGAGAAAAACAATTTCATCACAAAAAATCTGAATCGCTACCTGGATAATTTAGATTTATGGATACCCGACGAAATTTACATGAACGGATGGAACGACACAACGCCGCAAAAAAAGAAAGTACCGGCATACGTAGCTATCGACCTTTCATCTACGCGAGACCTTTCATCAATAAATTTAGTTTACACCGATGAGGAAACCGAAAAGTTAAATTCAATACCAGAATTTCATTTTCCACAAAACGAAGAAAAAAAGATTCGCGCTTCAGGCATCGATTTAGGAGCCTGGATTGAAAAAGGCTACATAATACAACATCCGGGGCCAATGATCGACGATGAAATAATATTCGAATCAATAGCCAAATGGAAAGAAACATTTGATATACAGTTATTATTTTACGACGAATGGAACACCGGGCACATCATCAATCGAATAAAAACAAAGTTGTACATCGATTGCAAACCATTTCCTCAGACAGCAACCTATTTCAACTTCCCGCTGAAGTACGTCGAGCGTCTGTTTTTCGAAAACAACATCAACATAGGTAAAAATCCGGTAATGCGTTGGATGTTTCGCAACATACGTCTGTACTACGACGGCAACGGCAACATCAAGATCATGAAAAACAAATCGCTCGATTCGGTCGACGGTCCGGTAGCCTTCGCCATGGCCGTAGGCGCCTGGCTCGAAATCAACGGTGATGCCACAGTCGAAATATTCAGGCAGTTAATGAGTAAGAAGGAGGATAAATAACGATGGCTGTATGGTGTCGTGTGGGATTAGAACGCACACACTATCGAGCTCCACGAACGCTAATAGAATGCAGAAAGTTTGAATAACCAATTAAACCCACTGCACTATACAGCGTGTTATGCAATCGGCTTTTTGTTAAACTATTAAAATACAATTATATGGGATTAAATTTGAGTAAAGGAAATATGTACGATTTTATCACTCACACATGGAACACGATTAAAGGCGAATGTTTTCACGATTGCAGTTATTGCTACATGAAACGCTGGGGTAAATTAAAACCTGTCAGATTTGACGAAAAGGAACTAAAAACAGACTTAGGAAATGGAAACTTTATTTTCGTTGGTTCGAGTTGCGATATGTTTGCTGAAAACATACCCGATGAGTGGATTAAAAAGACTTTAAAACACATGGAAAAGTTTGACAGTAAATATTTACTACAAACTAAAAACCCTCAAAGGGTATTAGATTACATTGATGCCTGTGTGATTACTGATAAATGTATTGTTTGCACCACAATTGAAAGCGATATGTTTTACCCTGAAATTATGAAAAGTTCGCCACAACCAATGCAAAGAAGTATAGCAATGCAGGAACTTAGCGAAGTAATTGACACTTATGTAACCATTGAGCCTATTTTGGATTTTAACTTAGAACACATGGTTACAATGATTAAGAGGTGCAATCCAAAACAGGTAAATATTGGAGCTGATAGCGGACGAAACAATCTTATAGAACCAACAAAAGAAAAGGTTTTGGAATTGGTTTCGGAGTTGCAAAAGTTCACTATTGTTCACAACAAATCGAACTTGCAGAGGCTTCTTTAAGCTGTTGCATAACGGTGGTACTATGCGCTGCACGGCTTACACACCAACGTTTCAAAATAGCACCGACCCGTCCGCCGTGTTGCGTATAGTACGTGTTAGCATTTCGGCTTTATTAAATAATTTTAAAACACTTACAAGATGAAAATAGAAGAACAAGTATTCCAATTTCCAATGACATTTAACAAAGAAAACGATATGATACTCGAATTTTTTGTATGTGGAACAAATGAGCTAAATCCCCATAGAGAAATAAAAGAGCTGGGTGTTGTTATTTACGAAAAAGACGAAGAAAAAAGAAAATCTGATAATTACAGGCAAATGGACAACATGAATGAATTGGGAGTAGTTGAAATTGAAAAATTGATTAAATACCTTCAAAAAGTAAAGAAACACATTAAAACTTTCAATGAAAATTCTAAACCATCAGAATAGCGGCGGCTTCTTTAAGTTGAATGCTAACGTGTTGCAGCTATGCGCTGAATGGGGATTGTGCCCACAAAATTAACAACGAAAAACGAAACTTATGAATATAGAGAATTTATTCAACGAGAACAAACGCCCCATTTTGCGTATAGGTGCGGTTATATGCCGTTTTTTATGCAAAATTGGATTACACAACTGGAAATTTTCACACGATACAGGAATAAACGAATATTATGAATGCAAATGGTGTGGAAAACGAGAAGTGAGATATTGCTATTTAGACGGCTATCAACCTATAGATAGAGATTGGATAAATAAACAGCCCGATTCATTCAATCATACACCGCCATCTTTTTAAATGGCATATAACGTTTTGCATAGCATTTGAAGCGGATTTCGAAGCGGAAAACTGTCAAGCCGCTACGATGCTGAATAGGTGCAGGACGATACGCACACCACCGCAACCGCTTTTGATGCTATGCGGTGTTAAGTGCAGTTATTTGTTATTCAATCAATTACAAAATAAATACAAATAAAAGTAAAATAATTGTAGAAATATTTGCACAATACAAATATTCGTATTATATTTGTATAACAATTGAGAGACAAACCACTCAATTTAAAAATTAAAACGATGAAAAATTTAGAAAACAAAACAGCAGCAGTAAATTACTTCTACAACTACATTAACGAAGGTGAAGAATTAGTAACCAGAGAGGAGATTGAAAAAGCAATGACTTTTAAAAATACACATTATTCATTATTTATGAATGATATTGAAGGTATGACAAGTACAGATTATGAAGAAATGAAATTTGTATGCGAATAGTACTTTTTACAAACAAACAAACTGGTGAGGTTGAATGCTTCACCAGTTTAAAGCCATTTTTTGATAAATACCCATTGTTTAAAGAGAATGAAGACAATATCAATACTTATTTATCTCGAAAAAAACAGGCTTTTGAAACCGAAGAAATCAAAGTACAAAGGCTCGAAGTGCAGCGGTCTTTATAATTGCACTTAACTTATAAATATATACACTTCAAAATTTTGAACAATGGATAAAGTACAAAATAGAAGCAAGTTAATAGCTAACCGGTTGTTTGAGTGCATACAGGCCGGGGAGGTAGAAAACGCCGAACTGGTTCAAATTTTTGAAGGTACTGCCGACTATTTGGGACTTAAAACATTGACCGATTATGACCCATAGTCAAGGCATAACTTACAACGGCGCAAAAAGCCGCAAACTACATTTTGCAAAAGCCGGAAACGTGAAATTTGTAATTGATAACTATTAAAACCAGATTTTACCCTCTCGCCGCGATATATTACAGAAACATCGCGCGACATGAATTTTTTTGCATCACTATTAAACGGCTTCACCAGCTGGGTAGGCTCAAAATATAATAAAATAATATACCACATAGGCATAAGCCTGCAAGGGCTTCAAACCAACGGAGTAACAGGCCTACCCGAAAAAATAGCAACAGTATTTACATGCTGCCGCATCCTTTCCGAGAACCTGGCACGCATGCCAATATCCGTAATACTCGACAACGAAACCGGACGTACCGAGCTAAAGCGCCACCGCCTGTACTACCTGTTGAGATACCAGCCCAACCAGTCGCAAAATGCACAACAATTCTGGTCAACAATCGAATTTCACCGCAACAAATACGGCATCGGCCTCGCCCGCATACATAAAAATGCCGACGCCTACCCCGTGCGATTCGAAATCATTCACCCCGGACAATTCAAATCATACTACAAAACAGCCACCGGCGAATTATATTTCATTTACACCGACGCCTACACACAAGAAGAGGTAACCATATCAAATGCCGACCTGTTAATCTTTCGCAACATATCAGAAGACGGCATCTGGGGCCTGTCAACCCTCGCCGCCATCGAGCGCCAAACCAACATCAACGAACGCGCTCTGTCAACCCTCGACAACTTTCATAAAAACAATGCCATGTCACCAATGGCATTAAAAACGCGCATACCCGACAACGCATCAGGCCCGGCAATCGGCGCCATGGTCGATTCAAAAAAACAATTCGGCGAAACATACGCAGGCCCCGACAATGCCGGTAAAATCATCGAATTACCATTCGGCTCTGAAATACAGCAACTACCGCCACAGCTCGCCGACGCCGAACTAATACAAACCCTGAAATTCACCCGCGAAGACATATCAGCAGCATTTGGGGTATTGCTGGGCATGATCGACGGCTCGTTCGAAAAAATGGACGTCGAGCAACTCACCACTCTATTTAAAAACAACACCATGGGGCCAATCGTCGCCATCTACATAGCCGAACTAATGTGCAAATTACTCACCCGCGACGAAATACTATCCGGGCAGTCAATCATATTTGACGTAACCGCGCTTATCGGCATGGACTACCAAAAAATGGTAATGTCGATAAAAGAGCAAGTAGTAAACGGAATGATGACCCCAAATGAAGGCGCGCGAAAACTAGGAAATACACTTATCAGCGGCCCAAATGGGAACATGCACTACATGCAAGCACAATACATCCAGCTCGAAAACTACGAAAAGCAAAACCCACTTCAAAAAAACGATCCAACCACAAAAACGCAATAAAATGACAGCCATAAAAAAACAACCATATTCGCGCGGCATCGACGAAAAAGTATCCATCCGCGAAGAAAGCGACGGAAAGCGCTATTTCGATTTCTACGCTTCCGTATTCAACCAGCAATCAAAGTTAATACGCGATTGGGATGGCACCTATTACGAAATAATAGCCTCCGAAGCCTTTAACGAAATACTCGCGTCCGAAAATCTCAATGTGCTTGCAACCGTCGATCACTGGCGCGACAAAATGTTAGGCCGCACAAAATCGGGAACCTGCCAACTCACCACCGATACAAAAGGCCTATTAGCCGTTGTCGAAATACCAGATACCACCCTGGGAAAAGACACAGCCGTACTCGTAGCCCGTGGCGACTATTACGAATGCTCGTTTATTTTCTATGCCGAAAAAGCCGACATAACATGGGACCGTTCTGCTGACATACCCATCCGCACCGTGCATAAAATCTCCCGTCTTTGGGACGTCTCAATCGTAATCGATGGCGCCTATGCAAACACCAGCATTGCCACCCGCTCAACCGATTGGCAACTACCCGACGACGAGCCAGCCGAAACCACACCACCACACCACAACGCGCAAGCCGAGCGCGATATATTACAAAAACGAATTACAATCTTAAAACATCGATAAAAAATGAAAAGATCAGACGAACTCAAAATTCAACGAAAAGCCATAGTCGATCAAATGGACGCCATTCTCGACAAAGCAAAAGAAAACGGCGTAGCCCGTTCGCTCACCACCGATGAACAAACCAGTTTCGATAACCTCGAAACTCAGGCACGTTCATTCGACACCCAGATCACCCAGGCCGAAGCCCACGAAGCCCGCGGCGCAAACTCTCACATTCCGGCGCCAAACGTTATAAAAAGATCAGCCCACGTTTACAGCGTCGGTAAAGCCATGCGCGAATTTTCGCGTAGCATAAACGGAGCCGACAATCTTACCGGTATGGAAGCCGAGCAACACCAGGAATTATCCAGAACAATAAGTTCTGAAGGTCTTTTAATTCCTGCCCCATCTCTTTTTCCGCAAAAAAACGAACGTGCGGTAAGTGTAGCCGCCTATGGCGATTCAAACGACGTAATTATCGACCCAAACCTGTCGATGATCGGAAGCGTACCAATTTACGCACAAATGGGATTAAACATCATCGAAGGTCTTCAGGGATCGTTCAAAATTGGAGTTGCCACGCCATCCGTAGCCGGTAAATATGCCGATCAGGCAACCATTACCGCAACCAACACGGCACCAACATTTGTATCAGTTTCGCCCGACCGTTATGGTATTACCGATCTTTTCGACAAAGAAGAACTCGCACAGTTAAACCCGCAGGTAAACGCCAACATTTTGAATAACATGTTGATGGGTTGCGACCGTAAAATCACAAAAGAAGTTTACGACGTTGTTTATGCCGCCGCCGGAGCAGTTGTCGCCGGAGCATTAACACACGATGGATTTTTGGCATTGATGGCCGCAGTTGCCGAAGGTGGAGCATTCGCAATGGCACGCACAACGTTTTTCGAAGCAATGGGCGTAAAAGTCGATGCAGGTTCAGGTAAATTTTTGGCACAGTTAGGAACCGGAGGCGACAATGGAATGGGCCAAACAAACATCGGAGTAAAATCGTTTTATAGCGATTTATGGACCGATGCAGCCAATACAAAATATGTAATATACGGATCGTGGCGCCATGTATGGGCCGGTTTCTGGGGAGCATTGGAAGTATTGAGAAACCCGTTCACGTATCAAAAACAAGGTCAAATTGAAATAACCGTCAACCGTTTGGCAAACATCAAATGCCAAAACGCTTTGGCCTTCAAAAAGTCGCCCGATCTCGACGCTACTACTTAGTATTATTCAACTCACACACACACCAAAGGGGGAGGGCGTCGCTCTTTCCCTTTTTTTACTTACTACTTTTTACTTACTACTTACTACTATAAAATGGTCATCATACACAAAACACCAACCAAAACAAAAACGGCCACCATGCCGGTAACGCTGGCACAGGCAAAAAAACAATGCCAGATTGAAACCGACTTCACCGACGACGATGCACACATCACCGAGCTAATCGAAGATGCAATCGCCATCATCGAGCAAAACACCAAATCAGATGTGTTAGATACAACAAATGTGCTCGAATACGAAATAAGCGCTGAAGGCATACAAACCCTTTATCGCATCATGCAAAGTCCGTTGCAGTCGTTTACAAAGCTCGAAGCCTACGCCAACAACGCCTATACTGATGTACCCGCAGCATCGTACAAGGTAACCGAAGGGTTCAACAATTTCGAGGTAGAAATCACCGGGTCGGTAAGCGCCACAAAACTACGTTTCACCTTTAAAACAGGCTACGAAACAGCCGCCAAAACACCAAAGCCAATCAAGCGCGCCGCACTCGTAAAAGTCGCCGATCTGTTTTATCCCGAGCGCACAAGCTACACACCCGGACAACCAATGAAAAACACACTCTACAACGACCTCATAGCGCCGCACATTCGCCGCTTCTGGTAATAATTCAACATTCAACATTCAACATTCAACATTCAACATTCAAATGTTTTTCCCAGGATCAGCCCGCGACCGCATCGAAGTATTTAACCTTTCGACCGAAAAAACCGAATCATCGGCCCGCATACGCACTTACACACACGCCTTTTTCGACCGTGCCGAATACTCGTTTGTACGCGGCGCCGAAGCCATGACCGGGCAAATGTCGGCCCCCGAGAGAACCATCAATTTAAAAGTAGGCTGGCACCCATCCAGCTACCACGAAACCCAGATACTGAAATTTCAGGGCGACATGTACAATATACGCGCCATCAACCCCGACCGCGACCGCAGTTACCTCATTATCACCGCCGACCGCATGCAGGCCGGAACCTACAAACTAGCCGAATGAGCGAACAAGTACAAATACAACTATTTGGGGTGAAGGAGCTCGATGAGTTTTTCAAATCAATGCAGCGCATCGATCAGCGTAAACTAATCATCGAAAGTTACCGCATCGGATCAAAGCCATTAATCGAAACATCGCGCCGCCTGTTAAAATCGAAAATGAAAACAAAGTCGCGCCGTGGCAACCTCGAAAAATCAATAGGATTTGTACCACTGCGATCCTCAAAAAATTCAGTATTTGCCGCCGCCAAGGTAGGCGCCCGCCGTTTTGGTCAATACCGCGGTTTCCATGGTCACCTGTACGATGCCGGAACCACCAGCCGCACTACAAAAAAAGGCTTTTCGCGCGGAAGCATGCCAGCCACGCACTTTTTTACCGCCGCACTCGCACAAACCGAAACGCAATTGATAAACGACAGTCAGGACAACATGCTGGCCGCACTCGACAAACAAATACAACGCAACCTTAAAAAACAAAACAAATAACTATCAACAATTTTAAGCAAACAGAAAAGCCGCAGGATGGTAATTCAACATTCAACATTCAACATTCAACATTCACAAATCATGATAGGCAAAACAATCACAACAATCCTTAATTCCGACGCCAGCATCACCGCCGATGTAGCCGATCGCATCTATCCCATATCCTCATTAGCCGAGGGCACACCTTCGATATATTACATTATAAAGTTCTTACAGGGAAATGTCAAAAACGGGCTGGGCAATGCCGAATGGGAGATAACCATAATGACCATGTGCAACGATTACGATTCTGCATGGGACTTATCATTTCGCATAAAAGAAGCCTTCGAAATGAAACTATCGCAAATGGTAGGAACTGTAAAAATAGTAAATGTAAAAGACGTAACCATCGAAGACGAATTCGAATTCAACGCAAACGAAACATTTGGCACATTAATAAAAATACGATTGAAAACAAACACATTAACCGCATAAAAAATAAATCAGCATGACAGCACCACGATCAAAAACAATAGCAGCAGGCATCGACCTCATGGCCTTCATCCGTTCGGGAGCCGAAGGCGCCTACACCTACAAAGCCGTTGAGGCACAAAACGGATGCGTAATAAACGACGACACCGAGTACCGCGAATCAGCGCCAAAAAACACACGCGGATCAAACTATTTCCGTGCCATTCCGAAATGGTCGGCCACCATCGATCAGGAAATTGTAGATGTATCCGACACCGACACCACCGAATTTCGTTTCGAAGAAATGCAGGATGCTCAATATGCAGGCACAAAATTAACCTTTGTTTTCTGTTGGGTAACCCGCAACGCCACCACGCAGGTAGCAACACCCGACAGCACCAAACGCATGTATGTAGGCGAGGGATTGGTAAAAGGCCCCATCAACGCCAACAACACAGCCACCGACAACGCCAATACACAATGGGCCATTCAAGGCTGTTTCGAACTCGACATTGTCGATCCTACATAATCAAAAAGCAGTTTAGCCAAATCATCACAAGGGCGGTTTTTTAGCCGCCCTTTTTCACAACCAAAACACAATTAAAATGCAAACTGAAAAAATAACCATCAACAACCAGGAACTAACCGTATTAGGAGCCATATTCGAAACCATACGCCTGTGGGAAGAAACCACAGGCCGATCAATACAAACATGTCGATCGACATACGATGCACTCATTTATTTTTATTGCAACCTGCGCGCCAACAATCCGGAGTTCACAACACCATTCGACGAATTTGTTCGCCAACTCGACGAGCAACCCGAAATACTGGCCGATTTTCAAACGCTCGAAATAGCGCAAAAAAAGCCACTCACCGACGAACCAAAAACCAATAAAAAAAAACAACCAACCAGCCTGAAAAGCACTTTCGCGTTATGGATGCTTTCGCTGTTGCTGTTGGTTTTGCCGGTATTTCTCCCGATTATTTCTGGCGCCGCCTTACTCTATACGAGTACAATGCTATTTCTGAAGCTTATCGCGAAAGTTGGGAAAAAGCTCGCATCCCTGCGCTTGCATTCGGTATAGAATATCCATTGCCATGGGATGCCGAAAATAAGCCCGAACCCAAATACAACAAACACGAACGCACAAACATTGCCATATCAGTAACCGAAATACTAAACAAAAAATTAAAATGAAAAAAAGCAACCCAAAATCATCAATCATCAATCATCAATCATCAATCAAAATACTAACCTTCACACCCGTTTGGCGCCGCCACGAAATATTTTACATCTGTCTCGAAGGCATCAAGCGCATCAAAGAATACGACCCCGATCGTTTCGACATACGCCCGTTTTTCATGGTATCCGAAAACGCCGCCGCGCGCATGGTCATGTCGTACGGCTTCGACTTCATATTCGTTCAAAACGCACCACTGGGCAATAAAAAAAACGAAGGATTGCAATATGCGTTTGAAAATTACGAATTCGACTACATCCTCGAAATAGGCTCCGACGACCTAATTACAAACGCATACCTCGACCGTGCCGAGCCGTTAATGCGCGCCAACGCCATGCAGTTTCACCCGTCGAACTGTTGGTTTTACGACACCATCAGCAAAAAAGCCGCCCTGTACGACCTTCCAAAAATCATTGGTCTGGGCCGTTTCATCTCGCGCGAAGCCATCAGCCGCATGCTGTTACGCAAACGGCAATTGTGGAACTCCGACGGAGTGCGCGGTATGGATACATGGAGTTGGCGACAATTGCAGCAAATAGGCATCGAAAGCGAGCGCCTCGAACTAAACGGCGAAATACACACACTCGACATCAAGTCCGAAATAAACATCAACCAAATGTTTAAGTTCGACGAGGTAGGTATCGACCCCGCCAAACTACTAAACCATTTCCCCGAAAAAGAAAAAATATTAGCACTGTAAAAACATGTCAAATAAAGAAACATCAATAGGCATCAAGCTAGTAGCCGACCTGCGTAACTACCTCGACGGAATGAAAAAAGGCGAAACCGCAGGGGGAAAATTTGGCGACAACGTCGAAAAAAAAATAATTCCCCCACTTCGGGCAATGCAAAACACCCTTCAAAAATTGCGCTGGGATCAAAACAAAGCCCTCACGCCCGAACAGTGGAACAAATATGGGGAACAGATAAAAAAAGTTCAGGGCGAAATGGACCGTTTCCGTGGCAAAACAACACAATCGGGCGGGGCAATAAGTTCATTAATGAATACAGCAAAAGGATTGTTGCCTGTATTGGGTTTTGCCGCAGTAATTGCAGGCGCAAAATCGTTAATAACAAACATAATAAACGTAAGAAAAGAATTTGAAAAATACGAAGCAATTTTAACAAACACGCTTGGAAGCAGTAAACAAGCGCGTCAAGAAATGTCGATGCTTCAAAAATTTTCAGCGGAAACGCCATTTGCATTAACAGAACTTACTGGTGCGTATGTAAAATTAGTAAACTACGGATTAAAACCAACCCGCGAAGAAATGCGACAATATGGGGATTTAGCTTCAAGTGTAGGAAAGGGATTTGACCAACTTGCAGAAGCAATGGCCGACGCTGTAACGGGTGAATTTGAAAGATTAAAAGAATTTGGAATAAAAGCAAAAAAAGAGGGTGAAAAAATAACATTTACATTTAAAGAACAAAGCACAGTAATTGACAATAATGCAACAGCAATAAAAACATATATTGCCGGGCTTGGTAATTTACAAGGGATATCAGGGGCAATGGCGGCCATTACCGAGAAATTGGGCGGAAAAATATCAAACATGGGTGACGCTTGGGATAATTTAATGAACACATTAGGGGCTGGGTCAAGCGGAATAATGATAACGATCATAAATTGGACAACTGTATTAATAAATAATCTTAATAGTGTGTTTACATCCATCGAAAAAATAAAACAAGCTGTTTCAGATGATGTAATTTCAAGTGCTGTTAAAAATGGGATAAACGAAGTAAACGACATATCATCAAGTCTGATTAAAAACGGAATGACCCGCGAAAAAGCAGAAAAACGAGCAAGAGAATTATATTTAAAATCAATAGACGACCAAATAAAAGCCGCAAAAAAATTAGCTTATTCAACAGAAGAAACAGATCGTAAAAAGGGACAAAGAATGCTCGACATGCTTCAGGGAGAAAAACAAGGCGTAATTAATCATTATAATAAACTCGATGAAATTGAAAAAAAAAGAAAAGAAGAAATAGAAAAAGCCACAACCACCGACAAAACACGTTCAGCCCAAATAGCCGCCTTAAATAAAGAATTAGATCAGGTAAACGACACCGACACCGAATCCATCCGCATTATTTCCGCCAAAATAGAAGCCCTCAAAAAAGAGCAAACCGCTATCGAATCCATCCGCAAATCGTTGCGCAACGAGGCCGCCCCCGCGCAAATTACCAACCAAAAAACAATAAACAGCCTAGAAACCACGGCCCCCGACACAAAAGGGCTGGCCGACATGGGCCAGTTTCTCGACGAAAACGCGAAAAAAGCCGGGAAATTGCGTGGCGAATTGTCAGCCGACAACTGGCAATCAACAACCGATAATATCTATTCGCTTTCCGATTCGTTCGGCATGCTGGGCTACTCAATAGGCGGGGCCGCTGGGTCGTTTCTCGAACTAACGTCGCAAATCATATCCATGATCCCCACACTTATAGCGCAGATCACCGCGCTCACCGTCGCGCAATCAAGCAGCTCAACATCTGTAATAGCAGGGAAAACAGGCGAAGCCTACGCATCAGGCACCGCCGAAGCAATGAAAGTCCCGTTCCCGTTAAATATAATTGCGCTGGCCGCCACCATCGGATCAATCGTCATGGCATTAACAAAAATCCCCAAATTCGCCACCGGTGGGGTAGTGGGGGGCATGTCGTATATGGGCGACCGCATCCCGATAATGGTAAATTCGGGCGAAGAAATAGTACAGCGCGCCAATCCGCGCCACATCCTCAATCAGGGCAGCGCCAGCCGCCAGCAACAGCAAACACAGCAAAGCACAATCAAACTGGAAGCCCGCATCGGCGACGATGCAATATACCTATCAAACAAACGCCACGCGACGCGCGTATCACGCCGCACCTGAAATATATTAATAAAACATCTAGCGTCTGGAATCTAGCGTCTAGTATCTAATATCTGTTATCTAACATCTAATTCAAATGGCCCTAGGCAAGCGACTAAGCATATACAGCACCGACATAATCGGCGGCAACACAACAATAAACGTTTATCTCGAAGGTTACACAGGCGCAGCCGTCGAGCGCGAATCAACCGAATCGCCCCTTCAATTGCAAATGGGCGACAATACCGGCGAATCGCTGCCCGAAATATACGGCACCCAAACCGACATAGCTTTATATGCTGAAAACGATTTCGAATTTCTAGATCTGTTTACCGCCAGTGCCCGCGACGTATTTGTCGAAGCCATAAAAAACGACACCACCACCATTTTCAAAGGTTTCATCGAGCCGGGCAAGTGGAGCGAGCCACTTGCACAAACACCGTATAATGTAAAGCTGGTAGCCTTTTGCGGTTTAGGCCCCTTAAAAGACGAGCCCTTCACCGACGACGAGGGCGCCGCCTACGAAGGACGCAAAACCAAGCTCGAAATAATACGGCTATGTCTCGACAAAACAGGCCATGCAATCAATATAAACACAGCCTGGAACATCCGCGAAACCACCGCCGGGGCAGGCGACCCACTCACGCAGGAAAAACTAGACATAGCTCAGTTCATCGATTTAAGCTGTTACGAAGTATTGCAGCATATAGTAAAAGGAGGGCGCATATTCCAGCGGCTGGGCGAGTGGTGGGTAGTAACAAACAACAACCTTCGCAAAACCTCGGTAGCCTATTATAAATACAATTCGGCAGGCGTATACCAGTCGGCCAGCACCTTCAACCCACGAGCCACAGGCTTTTGGTTCGAGGATGAGCCGCGCATGGACATGCAATCGGCGCTAAAGCAGCTCACCGTAAAACAAGACTACGGGTACAAAGCCAATTTGTTAAAAAACGGCAATTTCGACGACATCGGATCCTCTGCATGGATAGCAGTAGGAGTAACACCCGAAATACGAAATTTAAATGAAGACGGCGACAAATTCGTTTATCTCCCGGGCAAGCAAAAACCAGCCGATCCGGCAAACCTAACAAACGGCTACAAACAATCCATATATGTATCGGCAACATCCGATTTCGTGGCTCTAAAAACCAAATTCGCTTTAATGGGCGCCGAAGGAAATTCTGCCTATATGTACATGATGATAAAACTTGAAACCGATACCGACACCTATTACATTCGTCAGTTCGGAAATATGGACACAAAACAAATCGTGTATGATTGGGCTACATGGTTACAGCCTGCGAAACCATACATAACAATGAAATATCATTATTCCGATAATTTTTCATACAATATTAACCCAGACAAAGTACCAGCGTGGCCTTGGAATATTGTTCCGGATAAATTCGAAGAAATTTCAATAAACATAGAAGGAATACCCGCAGATGGAGTAATGACAGTAATGTTATTTGTAGCCTACACAAATGACGTAGCCATAGCCGGTTCATGCTGGACGGGTGTAAACCTCCAGTTGCAGCAAGATTCAGAAAATACGTGGGAAACATCAACCCAATTTCTAATAACCAACAACCGCAAAAACAATCTGGTACCAGACGATGTTGAAATGCTGATAGGCACCGTGCCAGCCATCAACAACCGCAACATCATTTACCAGGGTGGTATCACGCTGGCCGCCACCGGCGCATCGGTAAACCTGTTTCAAATCGATGGCGAAACAGGCTCGTACACCTACGCCGAATTAATAGGCCGCCTACTGTCATCCGAAATACGCAAACCTCGGCAAATATACCAGGTGCGAAACGCCGACATGCCCGTAACGCTGGCCATGGCCATCACCGACGACACAAACCCCGACCGCGTATGGCTCGAAAGCGGCGCCACCTACGACGACCGGATGCTCACCATCGAAGGGCAGTACATCGAACTGTTAACCGTCGATCTCACCGCCTCCGACGTAGGCCCGCTCACCGTCGACGAAACCAAAGGCTACGAAGTACAAAATACATCACCAAAAACCAAAGATTACGACGAAAAAGTATCCATCATCAATGCCGAAGGCGTTGAGGTACTGGCGCCCGCCAAATTATATAATAAATATTTCGAAGCCGAAATAACCGAGGCCGGGACCGTAGCGATAAAAACCAAAGATCGCCTAATTCAGCGTAATTATATCGATCCGGATATAACCGAAAGCGCCACCACAGTCGATGCCATTGCCAGCGGCGACAACGCCATCGCCATCGGCGAAGGCAACGAAGCCTATAACTACGGTGAAATAGTATTAGGCCGCTTTGCAACCATAGCCGACGGTTCGCAAACCACATGGGTAGAAACCGACCGCGCCGGGGTAATTGGCGTAGGCACAGCCACCGACAACCGCCTCGATGTGTTAAGCTGGTACAACAACCAAAACGCCGAATTCGAAGCCGATTTAACCGTAAAAGGCGATCTGCATGTTATTGGCGATTTGGTATATCTAGAAGTTGAGGAAGTGCGCATAAAAGACAACATGGGCGTAATCAATTACGGCGAGACCGGGGCAGGCATTACTGCCGGTTTTGCAGGCTGGGAAGCCGATCGCGGCAGTTTAGAAAATTACCGATGGGGATTCGATGAAGCGCGCGACCGCTGGGTAATAGGCGAGGCAGGCACCACCTTGCAAGCCGTTGCCACCATCACCGACAGCCCAACCGACCAGGCAATCGTATATTTCGATGCAACCGACCATATTTTAAAACCAACCGCAGTATTAAAAACAGCATTTGAGTACCATTTAGCCGACGTAGCCAGCTATTCGGCCAAGTCGGTAAGTACCGGTAGGGGGCAAATTCTGAACTCGTTTACCAGCGACGCCAAAGGCCATGTAACGGGTATTTCGTTGCGTAGCCTGCTGGCGGCTGATTTGCCTTCGCACTCGCATACAACATCTGATATTTCGAACCTTTCGAGCTATACCGGCTTCGATGCTCGCTATTATACCGAAAGCGAAATAACGACTATCCTTGCAGGGTATTCGCTGACTTCGCATAACCACAGCGGAGTTTACGAACCCGTTTTGGGTAATCCTTCCGCCGACGGATACCTGCTGAGCAGTACCGCCGCGGGTGTGCGCTCGTGGGTGGCTCAATACTCACACCCAACCTTGACAGCCTTCAATGTCACAATTGACGCAGGCTGGATGTTTAGCAATATTCAGGTTAATGCACAAGGGCATTTGACCTCAATCAGCACGAGGGTAATAGCAGAAAACGACATACCTGCTTTAGCAATCAGTAAGATAACAGGTTTATCTACTCAGCTTTCAGGGAAACAACCTATAGACGCGGACCTTACCGCTATTGCAGCGCTGGCCGGAACCGACGGGTTGCTGCGAAAAATGGCAGCGGATACCTGGAGCCTTGACACAAATGCGTATGCTACAACTTCGCAACTGCACGACGCAGTTAGCGTAACCGACAGCAGTACTGTTGATTTTACCATCTCAGGGCAGCAAATTACCGCTTCTGTGATACAGAGCGGCCTCTCGCTTGCCAGCCTGGGCGAACGGAATTTTTCATCACTTGCAAGCGTACCTGCAAATATCACCGCATTTGGCGGCCTTGCAAATGCTTCCGGGTGGCTAAAAAATAACGGAAGTGGTGGATTTAGCTATTCAACTCCGAGTTATAGCGATGTTGGAGCGGCTCCGGCCACGCATTCACATTTAGCAGTTGATTTGCCTGCAAATATTGCTTATTTAGATGCGGCAAACGTTTTTACCGCAAATCTGAATAAATTTCAAAACAATAGTGATGGAACTACATCGATACGTATATTAAATACAGGTACAGGCTCATCACAGATTCTTTTAGGAGAGGCAGCTACAGGAGGAACGTATGGTTATTTATCTTATTTAAACTCAGGATATACTGCGTCTGGAATATATCAACCTGCAACTTTTGTAATGCAAGGCAGTTCAACCGGAGGTTTGCAATTTTCGGCACCATATGGTACAATGAAATTTGCGGTAGGTGGAACAGCCTTATCTAATAATGTTTTTACATTATCAACATCTTCTGCTAATTATACAGTCCCTATTGTCACAACTTCAACCGTTCAGGCCACAACCGGCAAGTTTACTAACCTCACTAACGGATATATCCCTTATCATGTAAGTGACGCAAGTGGACTTGCTAATAGTTTTTTATTGCAAAGCAACGGAACTAATATAGATACTGAATCGTCGCAGTACAATATTCGATTTTTCACGTCTGGATTTCAGCCATCCGGGACGACACGTCCGGCGGGAAATTACATTGCAGGATTAACATTCAGACATGGACTAGAAGCCGTGTACGAAAGTCAACTTGCTTTTTCAACAAGCGAAAATTTGTATCTGCGAGCAATTGTGAATGGTGTGTTAGGCAGTTGGAAGACTGTATATCATTCTGGCAATTCAAATCTTTCAACGGTTAATTGGTCGGCGAATAACATAACAGCCTCAAGTGCAATTAATGCTAGTTCATATCAATTTGCCGGTACTGAATTAAAACTTGACGCACACAAATCAGGGTCAATTGGCGCATTAGGAACACTATATGTTAGTGCAGGAGCAAGTTCAACGCCTACTTGGACTGCTAAAAGTTCAATTAACCTTGCCGATTTTAATAACAATTTAGGCAATTACGGCGGATTTCTGACTACAGAAACCGACCCGGTTTTTTCTGCATGGAATAAAAGCACAGGAATATCAATTACTCATACACAAATAAGCGATTGGACAACGGCTACGGCTTCATTTCTTACATCATATACCGAAACCGACCCGATTTACATTGCTTCAACGTGGTACACAACTACCAACAATTCAAGTAATTGGAATACCGCGTATGGCTGGGGAAATCACGCCGGTTTATATGCAGCGGCCTCGCATTCGCACTTAGCCGCCGATCTCCCTTCTACAATCATGTACGAAGGTGAAAATATAAGCCTGCTAAACAACAATGCAGGATACATTACTGGTATCACTAAATCTATGATCGAGGCGCAATTAACCGGCGCTATCACATCGCATACCCATAATTACGATAATTACCAGCGCTGGCTTTTGTATAAGAATACAGCCGGGTCAGCTACATATACAACGGTAGGTAGTTGGAATGCTTCGGAATACCTTATTTTAAAAGAAGGAACCGGAATCACCCTCGGGTTTTCGGGCAGCGAAATAACCATCTCGGCAAGTTCCGGGATGGTTTACCCGGGTGCCGGGATAGCTGTCAGTACCGGCAGCGGATGGGGCACGTCGATAACCAACAACTCGGTGAACTGGGACACCGCGTTTGGCTGGGGAAATCACGCCGGTTTATATGCAGCGGCCTCGCATTCGCACTTAGCCGCCGATCTCCCTTCTACAATCATGTACGAAGGTGAAAATATCAGCCTGCTAAACAACAATGCAGGTTATATTACAGGAATTACAAAAGCAATGATTGAGGCGCAATTAACCGGCGCTATCACATCGCATACTCATAGTTACGACCTGTATCAGCGCTGGCTTTTGTATAAAAACACAGCCGGGTCAGCTACCTATACAACGGTAGGAAGTTGGAATGCTTCGGAATACCTTATTTTAAAAGAAGGCACCGGGATCATTCTCGGATTCTCAGGAAGCGAAATAACCATTTCGGCAAGTTCCGGAATGGTTTACCCGGGTGCCGGGATAGCTGTCAGTACCGGCAGCGGATGGGGCACGTCGATTATCGACAATTCAAGCAGTTGGAACACCGCGTTTGGCTGGGGCAATCACGCTGGCTTGTATGCAGCGGCCTCGCATAACCATACAGGTACTTACGAACCCGTGATCACTAAATCAGGTTCCGGATATGCGTACTGGAATGCCGGAACCGCTAGCTGGGCTTTTTCAGATTTGAATTCATACGGATGGTACCTGTTCGTGGACGGAACACAGCAAAAAACTGTGAGCTGGGGAACAAACGTGAAATTTGCAGCCGGAACAAATGTATCGCTTGCATACGCGAGTGATACGATTACTATATCAGCATCAGCATCGGGCGGCTCTCCGGGAGGTTCATCCGGGACAATTCAATATAACAATTCTGGTAGTTTCGGAGGTTTTGGAAGCTGGGACGGAAGTACTATGTCAATAGGCAACTTATACGCCGAGGGATATGGTATTTTCTATGATTACCCGGCTCAAAGCTACTTCAAAATTGACAATTCAACTTCCGGAACAACCACATTTAATACAGGAAATTCAGCAGTAAATTTATATACGTGGTTAACAGCTAACTATTTATCTGGATCAATGTTTATTGATTTATATGCTGATTCAATACTTATAGATGCTTATTTTATATTACAACCAAAAAGCATTTCAACACCTGGCGAAGAGGGGGAGATTCGTTACGATTTTACAACACACAAGCATTACGGATACGATGGAAGCAATTGGCACGCACTATATTAATTTTTTCTGGTCGCAACCCGAATTGCCTGAACTGGCAATTAACTGCCTGAAATCGTTTCAGGCACATGGCCATACTTGCCGGGTGTGGGCTTACGATGAAATTACAAACTTACCCGAAAGCGTTAATCGGGCAGATGCAAACCAGATCATGCCATTTGACGAAACAATATCTATCCGCAATTTCAGCGATATTTTCAGGCTGAAAATGCTAATTGCCGTGGGCGGCTGGTGGAGCGACCTTGATAACTATTGTATCCGAGCGCTTGACATAAAGGGTAAATACGTATTTCCTCGTTATGGCCGCAGCATAAATAACAACATTTTAAAAGCACCAAAAAATACAAAGCTATTTACCGAAATACTCAAAAACGAGCAAAAATACAACTTCGAAAAGTTGGAAGAATATATTAATAAGCACAAGCTAAGTAAATACGTGTACGACGATAAATATTTCAATCCGCTGCGAACCAATTTAACAGGGGAGCCAGTTGCCGAAACATACACCGTACACCTATTTGCATCAAACAATAACAAAACATCAATTTTAAAAACTATTGAAAAATGGAAAAAGTTACCGGAACAAAAAAACCAGCTAAGTTAACAAATGCACAAGTCAAAACATTATTAAGCGTATTGTCGGCAACCGATTTCGACAACATCGAAGATGGTAAATTTGCCTATTCCATTCAGCGCAACATCGACCGCGCCACATCGGTATCAAAAACAATCGATAAAGCCGTTGAGGCAATGAAAGGAAAGGAATTGCAAGAGCTCGAAAAGAAACACGCCGAAACAGTAAAAGAAGCCGCCAACAAATTTTTAGAGGGAAAAACGCGCTACCTAGTAGCCGACCTCGAAAACGTAATTACCAACGCTTACGCCACCACCGCCGATGCCGACCGCATTAAAGTGCTGCGCGATAAGTTTATCGAAAAACACGACAAATTCATAAACGAGACATGCGCCGATTTTGAGCCGTACAAACTCGATGCCGAATACGTCCAGAAATTGCCATTAAAGCGTTCGCAAATGGCTGCCATCATGCCAATAATTACAGAGTAATGCCAACCTTCAGCAAAATATCAAAAGCACGCCTTGCAACTTGTCACAACGAGTTGCAGGCTCTTTTTTCAGAAGTCATAAAATACTACGACTGTACAATCGTATGCGGTCACCGCGGGAAAGACGACCAGGAACGCGCCTTTATCGAAAAGAAATCGAAAGTACACTATCCCGCTTCGAAACACAACTCCATTCCATCGCTTGCCGTCGATGCTGCCAGCTACGAAATAGATTCGATTGACTGGACACCGCGTCAGGCAATCTATTTTACAGGCTATGTAAAAGGCGTAGCCGATCAGCTATTCGATAAAGGCATAATGATGCACCGCATCCGCATTGGTGCCGATTGGGACGGCGATAACGACATCGACGACCAAACATTCAACGACTATCCGCATTTTGAATTGATTGTGTGATATATTATGAAAACACTTTACATGAAAGAAACACTTCGTAAAAGCTTTGAGCCGTTTGTCGGTCTAATTTTAGCTGGAGCCATAAGCATTGAAACCTTTCAGAATATCATACTATCAACAGTTATTGCATTTATGGGAGGCATAGCCGCCTGGTTTGCCCGCCGGATTTGTGAACATTTTTACAAAAAAATATATGGTGAAAAACCTGTTAAAAAAACTATTTCCAAAAAAAATGGAAAAAGCAACTGAAATTGTTGAAACAGTAGCCGATGTAGCAAAAACATTTTCGGCAAAAGAACAAGGCACACGACGCCAGCAAATCGACATGTTGGCCGACACAACGCTATCAAAAAACATACGCCCAATAATTGCAATTTGGGTAATGGTCCTTTTAACCACATACATCATATTCGAAGCCGCCGGAAAATCGTTTTCCGATAAAATAGGCGAAACCGTATTTTGGTTAGTAATAATAGTCTTTGGGTTTTACTTCCCGGGCCGCACTGCCGAAAAATGGATTTCTCAACGTCAAACAAAAAAATAAAACAAATGAAAAAACTGATTCAATTTTTATCGTTATTACTGGCAGCGTTTATCGCTCCGTTATTATTATTTGCGCAAAGCGTAGAAGTCACCGAACTGACAAAAATTTTTGATTTGGAGACAGTAGCCGCCACGCTGGGAAGCCTTGGCGGAGCAGTTATTGTGGTAACACAATTATTAAAAAAATGGTTTAAAGCAGAAAGTAAATCGGCAAAATGGCTATCGTGGGCTGTTTCGTTGCTGCTATCGTTCCTGTGTTGGCAATTAAAAGTAGGTATGTTTGTTGCCGATGCCTCGTGGATATGGCTAATAATTAACGGCGCTTTTGCCGGATTAATAGCCAACGGCCTGTACGACGCATCGATTTTACAAGCATTCAAAGAAATATTAAAGAAATTAGGAGTGTTTCGGTAG